GGGTGTGGGCGGCGAGCGGGACGGTCAGCGTTGGGTGCTCGACGACGGGATCCGGGTGGCTCGCCGCGAATGCGGTATAGGCACTCATGACGGCGGCATCACTGACGCGCGGTTCGATCACGAGGGCGTTGCCGACGATCGATTTCGTGTCGCGATCCCAGGTGAGCGAGGTCTTGATCGGCGCGTCACCGATCGTCTCGTGCAGCCAGCGCGGGATCTCGACCTCCCCATACAACTCGCTGTTATCCTCGGAGAGCGAGACATTCATCAGCGTGCCGAGCTTGCCGTCGAGGATCGTCGGCATGTGCTCCAGATCGTTGTCCACCGGCACGAAGTTGTACGAGGCGACGACGAGGTCTTCGATCGTCGCCACAAAGTCCTTGTCCGGGTAGTCGCCAGCTTGAAAAACCTTGCCCTTGCGGATGACGTAGTCATTGGCTGCGGGCGGGTCGTGGCTGAGGCCACCTCCGTCCACCAGGGCGAAGGTCGCCACCGGGACGCCCGTGCGATGCGCCTGCGCCATCCACGCCTGCGGCAGCGTCCACGAGTTCGCCTTGGCGCGGCGGATGATGCAGGCCTTGATCGGCGCGACCGGCCCGCCCGCGCGACCGAGCGAGGAGACGGCGGCATTCACGTCGGCCTGATCGGCGACGGGAAAAGATCTACCAGGCCCGCAAAATATTTCTGCCGGAGCAGATAATCGCTCTTTGGCAGTAGCGCTGCCCCACTTACTCACAGATCACCTCCCGAGGATGTTGAGGAAGAGAATGACGGTGACAGCGAGCACGAAGCCCATGAAGAGCCAGAAGCCGATGCGGTTGAGCAAATCCTTCATCCGGGTCGGCGCATCACACGGGCGAAGTCGGCGGGGGTGGGCGCTCGCGGCCTCTCGCGGACGATGTCGTCGATGATGTAGAGGAAGTCTTCGGGATGCGCGGCGTGCGGATCGACGGCGCGAAAGTACTCGATCTCGTCCTCGATCCGTTTCTCGTTGGTTCGGTAGTGTGTGCGCGGATGGGCGCGGATGTCTTCGGCCCGCTGGCGAAAGACGGCCCCGACCGCGTCGGTGTAGTACAACTCCTCCAGCAGCACGTCGTTCGGATCACGTTCCCGCGCCATTGGCATCCCCTTCCGACACGCGGTCATGGACTATCACCCACTCCTCAAGACGGCGCAGGCGTCGCGTCAGCCGGTACTGCCGCAGCAGCGACGTAATCCCGGTGACGAGCGCAACGATCCCGAGGATGAAGTCTGCGGTGACCACACTTAGCCGCCTGCGGCCCAGATGAACCACGCGATGAAGCCGACGCACCATGCGCCGTAGGCCAGACCGCGCTGCCATTCGCTGTGCGGTGGCGGCACGAGGTTGATGACGGCGAGGATGCCGAAGACGATCGCGCCGATCAGCAGCAGCAGCCCCTTGGCATTGAACGTGAGCGCGAGCGCGACGATCATGATGCTTCCTCCTCACTGGCGGGCGCGGGCGGTTTGGCGGGTGGACGCGGCTCCCCGGACACGGGTGCTGACGTGGTGCTACCCGTACCGGGGGCCGCGCCCACCTGTGGTGGCGGTGGTGGCGGGGCGTGGAACTGCTTCGCGTAGGCGGCGAGATCCTCGGGGCTGGCCTCAGGGAGATCGAGGTCGGCGAAGATCTCGGGCAACTGGCTCGGGAAGATCATCCCCTTGTCCGCCATCTGCGCCACCGCGTTCATGCGCGGGCTAAGGTCTTCCGCCTCAACGGTCGAGAGATTCGGTGTCGGGCAGAAGTCGAGTGCCGCCTGATCGCCCCAGTTGTAGCGGACGAGCGGCTGGAACACGTCCTGCTTGAGCATCTGCGCGATCGCGCGCTTCCCCATCCGTACCAGCAAGGCCAGGATGTCCTGATGCACCTCGGCGGCGGCGCGCGTCTCGTGCCGTGACTCCTGTGTCGCCAGCGTCTGATGGAGGATCGCCGTCGAGATCTCGCGATCAAATCTGTCAAACGCATGCATGAACGGGATCCCCTCGCCCGCCACCTCGATCGCCTTCGCATTCGCGCCGAAGGGCAGCACGACGAACGTCCCGTTGCGAAAGCCCTCGAGTGCCGCCGCGATCTGCTGGACGATATTCGGGGGGGCGTCGGCGCTGGCGTCGGTCGTGAAGGGCACATTCGACTCGGGTGCCGTGGCGATGATGCTCGCCGAGGCGAACTGGGTCAAATATTTAAGATATTCCGGCTTCATTTGCTGCTTGTCCCACCACGGCTTATAGGCGGGGCGCAGGATCGACGTGCCGCGCGGATCGGCGTCGCGGGGCCACGAGGTATAGAGGACGAACTTGTCGCGCGGCAGGAAGTTGGGCAGCAACTGCGGATCGGGCATCAGTGAGCCGTACGAGACGGGACTCGCGGACAGGCCGGGGATCGCCGCCAGCAGGCCGAGGACGTTATTGAAGGCGTCGACGACGTAGGCGGTGACAGTGCGCGGCTTGACCTTGATTGAACCGAGATGCAGGCGGTTGTCCGCGAGCCGGTAGGTCTGCTCGGCGACGCGCGAGCCGTAGGCCATGCCGTCGAGGAGCGCCCAGAGGGTGTTGTCGATCGTCGGTGTCAGGTTCTCCAGATCCTGGCGGATAAAGTCGGCGATCGCCGTCGCTTTCTTGTACCCCGGCACCTCGGCGTCGATGATCGCGGGCGTCACCGCGACACCGTCGGAGAGGATCGCCGTTTTGAGGGTGGCGAGGCAGGCGGACACCTGGGGATCGAAGAGCATCCGGTCGTAGATGTCGTCGCCGAAATCTTGGGTGAGGTCGTCGAAGGCGGCGGGCAGCGTCTTCGGCAGGTTCGCCGTCCAGTTGTAGCGTCCGCCCGCGACCGCTTCGACCGTGGCGGGCCACGTGACCGTGTAGACGTGCCCGTTCGGCTTGATTTGATCACTGATGATCGTCTCGGGCATCGCTGTCCACCTTCTGCTATGATGGTGTCGGGCACCGGGTGTGTACGGTTCCGTCCCCCGGTGGGGGTTCGTTCCGGACTACGGCGGGGACAATCGAGAACACTGCCTCGGCAGGACAAGACCCCTAGCTCCAGTGACCAGCGCGCTGATTCATTGACCCGATGCATGTGACCGTTTTGGCGGTACACGGCATCGGGTCAATGAAAGGCCCGTGGATTGGCACCCCAGAGAGAGCGCCCTTCGGGGCGTTCTCTTGTGCATGCGCTCTCCTGAGGATCTCAACCGCGCATCAGGATCCTGATGCCGATCGGCCCGTTCACCTGAGAATCGTTAGCGGATCTGGGCGAGCGTCAGTGGCTTCGGGAGCCGGGAGCCGCCCGCGACCGCCGTGCCGGTGGGCTTGATCGACAACTGGGCAAACGCACCACTCGTCGCGTCTACCTGATCGTCGTGCGCCCCCGCCGGGAAGGCCTCGTGCTCGTCGAAGAAGGGCGCATTCCACAAGCTTCGCAGGATCCGCACGTTGCCCGCGTTCACCTGGGCGCTGTAGGGCTTCGCGCGCTCCAGCTTGGAGCCGGTGGAGCGGACGCCGTAGACCGCGTAACCGACGAGCACCTCGCGGATGAAGCGGTCGGTGACGATCTTCCCCGACGCCCCCGGCTCCTGCTCGATGTAGATGCTCACCGTCGTGCCGTCGAGTTCCGCCGTCGCGCGGAGCAGGTTCTCGACCTCGGCAGGCGTCCCCCGGATGCGCCGTACGTCCTCGATCGTCCACAGCCCCTGCGCCGTGCGACTGACGCGCGCCCCGACGGTGTAGTCGGGATCGGTCGTCTTGCTCTCCTTCGTCGCCGCGAGATCCCAGTAGCGGATCCGGTAGGCCTGGTCGGGCAGCGAGTCGATCGCGGTGTACCACTCGCGCCGGAATAGCCCGCCCTCGTAGCGTGCGTTCCAGTCACCGGCTAATAACTGCGCCCGCGTCACGGGATCGAGATTTTCCAGGCTTTTTTCGTACTCGTATTGGTCAAGAAACGGGTTATCGGTCAGTTTTGCGGGAAAAAAGGGCCGTTCGCGCGGATTATCGGTGTCGATGTAGCGTTCCTTACACCACTCGTGCCCGATGCCGCCCGGATTGGACGCGCCCCGGAGCCGGATCGGCACGCCGCTGCCGAGCAGTCGCCGCGTGCGGCTGTGCAGGTAGAGCGCTTGATGGCGCGTGAACTGGGTCTGCTCGTCGATGCCGACGAACTGAAACTCTGCCGATCGGTAGCGTTCGAGGTCTTGGTCGTTCGCCAGGAAGCCGAAACTGACCCGCGCCCCACTCGGAAACGTCCAGCGCTTCTCCGGTCGGCTCCAGACCGCGTCCGTCTCGTGCCACCACTGGTGCGACCTGTCCATGAT